CACTGTAACAAATCACTCTTTCGTGATCTAAACCTAAATTAACTGCAACAAATACTTCAAGAATTCTTTCATTAACTGGATACTTCAATACAACATCAGTACTGCATACTTCGCTGGTAAATTTAGCACCTTTTAATCTTTGAAATTCTACTGGATTTTCTTGAATTGGTAATCTTTTCCAAGGTGTAGCACTTACCAAATTGTATTTGGCTAAGATGCTTTCTAACTTAGAAAGATCATCTGCTGAACAATCTCTGGCTAATTTAATTCTATAACCATATTCCTTTTTAAATGATTCGTTAATAAGTTCTTTTAGTTCTCTCATAGTGTTTTAAACTCCATTTGTACTTATTTATCAAAAATACAAATATTTTTTAAGATTGTTCTGTAATATTCAAATAAGACTCTGTTCGATTTTCGTCATGCAATAATTCGCTGTCAAATAATGTGTGTTTTTCTATGCTCATAAGATTTTCAAAATATGTTTTTCTGCGTTGCATTTCTATATCTGTAGTATCTTTAAACGACACCTGTTTACTCTTTACTTTATCAAACATCAAATCTATATCTTCATCTACACCATCCATACCCCAAACTTGATACTGTGCATAATAGTTTAGTTTATAATGATTTTTGGTAAGGTTTTGATTGTGGTAAAATCTTAATCTATAACTCCAAACATCCTCATTTACAACTCCGTGCTTGTTCATATAATTTACTAAACCTTTTTCCGAAGTAGTTTCCATAATAAGAGGATCTGACCAAGGTAAAATTTTAAGTTGCCATTGTTCATGATTAATAGATAAATCACTTTTAGCAACATCATGATCTGGGTTGTTTGGATCTTCCAAATACAACGGACTTACTAGAAAACTGTCTAAAGGATTTTTGTCACTACCTAAAAATTGTAGTGCTTTTTTTATGTCTTGTTTAGTGTCGCTGGGCAATCCTAATATAAAACCAGAATGTACTCCCACATGTTTCCATGTTGTTTGTTTAAGTTCTTTAATAAAATCCATAATAATCCATGGATTTAATCCTTTGCCTATATCTTTTGCACTTTCTGGTGTAAGAGTTTCTATTCCACAATGAGCAAATTCTAAACCGCAATCTACTAAAAGTTGTGCTTGTTTTTTAAGATATACCAAATCTATTCTTATAAATGCCGCAAGTTTTAATTTAAAAGGTAACTCCTTGGCTATTTTAGCAATTTCTTCTAGTCTATCATTGTCGTCATTAAATGTATCATCTACAATCCAATATTTTGTTATGCCAAATTTTTCATAATTTCGAATCAACTCTTCTTTGATAAATTCTCTACCACGTACATATGTTCCAGGTTCTTTGCCTATATATTGAAAACTACAAAAACTACATTTAAATATACAACCTCTAGCAATCTCTAAAGGCACAACTTCGTTTTTATCCAACATATCTTCATCACACCAGAACATAGTAGACTTGCTGATGTCATGTATTTTTGTTTTATCTGTATAATACTGTTGTAAAGGCTTATGATCTTTAATGTCCTGTAATATCTGTGGTACTGTAATTTCTCCATAACCTTGCACAATTAAGTCTATGTTGGGATTTTCCAAAAAAGATTTATTGACTAATCCACCGCCCACCATAATTTTTACATTAGGATTTATACTTTTAAGATGTGCTGTTATCCTATTTTCTTCTTCTATTGTTTCAACAGGAAGATAGTGATACATTTCCACATTGGTAGAACCTATATAAGTGAACGTCTTTTTCTTGGTAAGTTGTTTGGTCATAAACGTTGAGCTAGTACCAATTGCTAACGTTTCTTCACCTACAAATTTATCGAATATTTTTTTAAATTCTTGTTCATTGAAGTATGCACAAAAATCTATTACTTGAACTGTGAATCCAGCCAGCCTACAATAGTGTGCTAACTTGTATGCACCTATAACTCTGTTGCTGGTAGAGATATAATTATCCCAAAATGCTCTATTTGGATCAATATAATCTTGTTCACCTTTTAGATATTTTAAATTAAAATTTTCACTCATACGTCCGGTGAAAATTAAAAAATTTACAGGTGTTTTTTCCATTAAGAATCTTTTTGATTGATAATTTTTAGTAATTCGTTTCTATCTAATACTGTGCCAGATGATCCGGAGCCTTCATAATCTCCTGAATTGCTGTCTAATCTAGCCTTTTTGATCATCATATCAATCTGTTTTAGTTTTGTGTTTATTTTACTGTCTTTTGCTTCAAGTGCTGTTTTTAACATTTTAGCGGCACTGTCAAATATACTGCCTGCATCTCTGTCGCTAACATTCATACCTAAGTTCATCAATTGCTGATAACTATCAACTGCTTGTTGTGCAATATCGTCCATTTCAAAATCGTGCTGATCCAATCCTTTAACATTTTGTAAAGCATTGTCTATCTTTTCTGCAATACTTAATGCTTGTTGAATGTCTGCAACATCAACGGATTCTATTTCTTGAGGTGGTATAGGATCTTGTTCTTGCACTTCTTCTAATGGTGGTAAATTGAATTCTTCTTCCAGTTTCTTAGTCATAATGATATTTATCGAGATTTTTTTCTTGGTTTGGTGGTTCTTGAAGGCTTTCTAAAAATTTGATCTTCGGTGATCACTTTAAAATGTATGCCTTTTGCTTTACACCATTCCTGTGCCGCTGTCCATTTGGCGGCATTTACTTGAGTTGCAAATTTGTCGCCTCTGCCCCTAGCATTTTCTATCACAGTCTGACTTTTTGGTTTTATTTCTATTAGTTCAATTAATGTTTTGCCATTCTTATCTGTGTATTGAACCATAAAATCAGGAACATAGTTTGTGATTTTACCTGTAAAAGGATGTCTATATGGTATTTTAACGTTTTCGCTGGCCCATTTAAGTATGTTTGGGTGACTATCACAAAAACGCATAAAAGCCATTTCCCAACTGCTCCTAGAAAAAGGTGCTTTTGCTCCTATGTACTTTTCGGGGTTCTGTGGGGTAAAGATACCTTGTGCGTATTGACTTGCCATAACATATTAGGGCCTTATAACATTGGCAATTTTACTTTGATTGTTTGTTTTTTCAACTGTTAGTCCAATTAAATTGCCTTTGGGCCTAATTTTATTTATGGCTTTGTAAGTATTTTCTGCTAGTGTGATTGAACTTCTGTTCAACTCAAAATATTCTAAAGGATGAACATTTTGTTGTTTTGCTATTTTAATTAATGCTACAGCAAGTGTTTTTGCTGATTTTGTATTAAACCCTATACTGGTAAGTCTATTGTACACAGAATCAATTGTGTCAGGATTCAATCCGGAAGTATCTTGTGATATCATTCCTGTGAGTATATCTATGCTTGCTTCTGGTAATGGAAAATTTATGGTACTGTTTTTTAAAAACTGCACTAACTTATCACGTCGGATTTCAAAATCAGTTTCATTGCCGAATGTTTCATATAAACTTTTCATTATATTGATGGACCGGTTGATGATCGTTGTGTTGCAGGAGTTGCTCGTTTATCTTCAGCCTTGACTTCTTCTGCATTTTTAAATGAATCCAAGAAAGACACTTGGGCGGTTCGTTCTACATTGTTAAGAAATTCCACTTTTCTATCTTTCATTGCAGTGGGAATTTTACCGGCAATAGATCCACCGGGAACATCCGCTTGATCTGAAGTTCCTGATCTTAATGCTTGCCAATGATTAGCATTATAATTACTAAATCTTTTTAATTCATCTTCTGTGATAAAAAAGTTTACATCAGGATTAACAGTAAAATTTTCATATTCTATATTCATTTGAATAGTGCTGACTTGACTGTCGCCATGATCTATAGGATCTATTGTAAATGTGGTTATTAGAGGATTAAACAGTGTGTATCTAATAGCACGTTGTGCATGATACTGAACTACATCCATTTGTGTAATAAAGTTTCTTTGACTACCTGGTTGTAAATTTAATCCTGCGTCATTACTTCCGAAAGGTCTATTGAATGATGTTGATGTTGAAGAACCATCGCCTGAAGGCACAATTTGCGGTACAACATCATAATCTCTATATTTAGGAGTCGATGCTTGACCTTGTGTAGAATCAAATTTATTTGTAGGGTTAGTAAAAAGATGTGAATACATTTTCATCAGCAAGATTACCCACAGACTATCTACTGTGTCATATGCTGTAATCGAGATTGGTTTGTACTGCACACCACTAACTGTAATACGTTTTTTATTGTATTGATTTTTTACATCTGCTTGAAATTCTGCTGATGGAAAGTCTGCTGACCTTACTAAACTGCTTAGATTATTTCTAAAATCCACATCATTTAAAAAATCAACGTCAACTTCACTGTTAAAAGTAAAGTTGACGTATCCATTAAATTTCTGACGGACCGGGGTGTTGTTAGGTCTAAAACGCTCAGCATTTTTAAAGTCACGCATATAATAGTTCTGCGGACTGTTGCCATTGCCTTTGTGTGCATTTGGATCTCGTTTACCGTTATACATGGACTGGCCCATCATATCAGCCAGAATGTATCGTGTAATTCCTCTGTCCAAAATTGCCATTTTAGTTCCTAATTAAATTAGGCGCCTGTATTTTCTGTTGGTCCTGGTGTTATTGTTTCATCAAAAGGATTACCAGCCTCAAGTTTAGCCACAGCACTTGTACCTTGAGAGTGAATTGCATTATCATATCTAATTGTTAATGAAATTGTCACAGGTTCGTTAGTAGCATAGTCACTATCACTGTAATCAACATTTGTTAAGAAACAACCTTCCAGGTTCCAAACTTCCATAGCATCTATTGAACTACCATCTAACACTTCAATTTGCATGGTAAATTTATAATCTTCGCCAGCAATTGGAGATGTTTGTTCAAAATGGTTCAACTGTCTTTGGTTTTGTGCACCAACAAGTCTAGCCACACTGTTAGAAATATCATCTCGAATTACAAGAGTAATTGGATCCCAAGCATGTTTACCTTGAACATACACTTTAGAGTTATAACTATCAATCATAACTTCTTCATAGTTTACTTTAGGACGACTTACGTTCATAACATTCTGTGTTAATTTTGTTGATCTTTCATTGCCACCAAAGTCAAAAAGTGATACTCTAAATCTAAACTTTAGTTTAGGCATTAAAATACCTTGACCTTCTGATGATGAGACAGGTACCCCGAATTTATTCTTGGTTTTGTCTACCGGATTTGTTGCCATCGTTTATTCTCCTATTCATTTAGTCAAACGACTAATATGTTACACTTATTTATCAATTTATATGGAAAAAAATTAAAACACAGTTTAAATGTCAAAAAAAAGGGGTCATAAGACCCCTTTTTAAACGTTTCCGAAAAATTATTCAGAACCTGTAGTACCCAATGTGTTTTGGATTCTGATTGGAATGTAGATAAACTCTACTGCTTTGATTGGCTGAATAGCAATATCAATGTAAAGTTCGTTTCTATCAATTCTTGCTGGTGTGTTGTTTGTGCTATCACAAACTGTTACATAGTCAAAAAGACCACGTTGAATCACCAACTGACTTAAGAATCCGTCAACTGTGGATTTAGCATTTGCTCTTGTTACTTCATCGTTTGGTTCAAATAAGAATGGCTTAACGATATCGTCAAGTCTTTCTCTGATGTAAACCATAAGTCTAGCAACATTGATT